ACTGGCGTTGCTGCTGTGCGCTTGGGGCGGAAGTTCATCGGTATTGAGTTAGATGCGGAACATTTCGACATCGCCTGTAAGCGCATTGAAGACGCCCAACGCCAAGGCGACCTCTTTATTGAAGGGGCCGCAGCATGAAGCACTCCGATCTCGTCAATCAAATCCTGCTCTATCTGTCGCCGCTTGGGGTGGCATGGAGCAACGCGACCGGCGCTGTGAAAACAGAGGACCGTTTCCTACGCTATGGCCTCAAGGGTTCGTCCGACATTCTAGCCTGCATCGGCGGGCGGTTCGTTGGTGTTGAAGTCAAGGTTGGCCGTGATCGGCAGAGTGATGCGCAGTGCCGTTTTGAAGCCGCCATCACGCGGGCAGGCGGGGTCTATATCCTTGCCCGCTCTGTCGATGACGTGGCCGCACGACTGAAGGCGGAGGGGTTGGCATGAACCCCGGCGCGATCTGGCATAGCGTGCCCTACGGCCATCACCGCGCGGCGATCTTCAAGGCGTTGCGGATTGACCCGCGCGATCCGTCTGCGGGGTTCTCCTGTGCGCAATATCGCGTCGTCGCCAACGAAGGTGTGACCTATATCGCTGGCGCCGTCGGATGCCCGCCCCACCTTGACCTTGAGCGTTTCAAGGACTGGACACCTGACGCGATCTCCGACGTCATTCTCTGGAATCCGCGCACCAACGATGTGCGTATTCTTGGCGAGGCGAAATCGCAGACCGTCCTGATCGCGCCCGTCCATGCGGAAACGATCACGGTCTATCAGGACGCCCGTGCGTTCTTTAGGGCATGGTGCGAACGCCGCGCAGCGCATTACGTGCGGCACCAAGGCGTGATCTCGCGGCAATGGCTGCACCCCATGCCTGAGCCTGCTGACAGCTTCATCCCCGGCGCGTTCGTGTGTGGGTCACTGTCCGCTGTGAAGGGCTGGCATCGCCTGTCCGATGCAACGCTGCTGCCCGGTCCCGGATGCGCCGAAGATGAACTGCGCAAGTCCGTCTGGCGTTCTGCCGATATTCCCAAAGTTATAACCCGAAAGCTGCTGCATGATGGCCGAAAACGTAATCCCGCTTAACGCATGGCGCGGCCAGCTCGACCTTGGTGAGAAAGGCGTCAAGCGAAACCTCACCAACCTCATTCTGCACCTGCGCAACTGCGACGGGCTGGGTCGTGAAATCCGCTTCAATGAGATGACTGCTCAAGTCGAATGGCGCGGACAGCCGATTGAGGATCACCACGTCGTGGACATTCGCCTCATTATCGAGCGCAATGGATTCCAGCCCGTTGACCGCGACGTGCGCCCTGCAATCGACCGCGTAGCGCGTGAGAACACCTATAACCCCGTGAAGGACTATCTGACGTCGCTCGCATGGGATGGAAAGCCGCGCATCAATGATTGGATGATCAGGCTCATGGGCGCGCCTGAAACTGAATTCGTGCGGCTCGTCTCGGCAAAGACACTGATCTCCGCCGTCGCCCGCGCGCTCGATCCCGGCTGCCAAGTGGACACGGTGCTTGTTCTCGAAGGCGAGCAAGGCATCAAGAAATCGTCGGCAATCGCCGCACTGTTCGGTCCTGAATACACCCGCGAGAGCGTGTCGCTGTTCGACAGCCATCAACGCATGGTCATGAATATGATGGGCGCTTGGTGCGTCGAACTGGCTGAATTTGTCGCCGTTGCCCGCAATCACCATGCTTCGGTCAAGGGCATGATCTCCATGCGCCGCGATACCGTTGTCCTGCCCTATGCGAAATCGGCCTCGACGCATCCACGGCGCTGCATCTTCTTTGGCACGATCAACCCCGAAGTTGACGGATACCTCACCGACGCAACCGGCAACCGTCGCTACTGGCCCGTCACCGCCACCAAGATTGATCTGGACGGCATACGGCTCACGCGCGACCAGATATGGGCTGAGGCGGTGCATCGCTATCGTGAGGGCGAACGCTGGTGGCTTGAAGGCGATGAGACGTCGCTCGCGCAGACCGAGAGCGCCGAACGCGAGACGTCAGACATCTGGGAAGAGGTTCTCTCTGATCGCATCGCTCACCTAAACGAAATCACCGTTGCGGGTGCGCTGCGTGAACTAGGTGTCCCCTTCGACCGCATGGGCAAGAACGAGAAAAACCGCATGGCGAATGTGCTGCGGTCACTTGGGTTCTCGGTCTCATTTGCCAAGGTCAGGGACGAGAGCGGCAACAGGAAATCTGTGAAGACATGGAGGCGCAAATGACCACCTATCTGGCTGTTGACTTGGGGTGTCCACCAACTCCCACCCCTCAAATTGGCAAAATCTGTCCACCGTTTCGACCAAACAGAATTGGGTGGACAGTATGAGTGGACAACTTGGTGGACACCTGAAACCCGCAGAAATCCGTTGCTTTTACCACCCTGTCCACCTGTCCTCTCTTCTATCTAAAGGAAAGAAGAAGAGTAATATATATAGGAGGTGGAAAAAGGGGGGGTGTTTTGGTGGACAAGTGGACACCCTTAAAAACAGGGGTGCAGCATGAAGCCATATTCACCACCAACCCGCCACTCCGCGCTTCAATCCGCTCTCAATCTCATTGCCGATCTGGAAACCCTCTCCACCACGCGCGAACTCTCTCTTGGCGAGTCCGAGCGCCTTGAACGGGCAATTCAGCGCGCCAACCGTCTCGACAATAGCCATGCCCGTCTATTTCGCCCCTGGATGCCCTCAGACGACCATAAGCTGGCATATCTGGTGTCAGTGTCCAGAACTGCCGATGACATCGCCACGCAGCTTGACAGGACGTCTCACGCGGTTCGGCGGCGCATCCACAAACTGAAACGGCGCGGCATGATTGAACGAACCGACCGTCGCAAACTCAGATACGCCGAACAAGGGTTCAAATGCGGCGGCGATGATGACGGGATAGGAGGTTAGGTTATGGCTGAGACATGGCGCACCCCTGAAATCGCTGAGACGATCATTGAAGGGCTGTCCGAGGGCATCCCGCTTCGTCAATTGGCGAGGCTGCACGGGTTTTCAAAGTCCGCATTCTACGATTGGGTGAAGGATGACGAAGAGTTCGCTGGACGCATCGCGCGTGCGCGCGACGAAGGCTTTGATGCCATCGCCGAAGAGGCTCTTGAAATCGCTGATGACGGCTCGAACGACTGGATGGAGCGCGAAGGACGGACAATCGTTGACAGCGATCATGTGCAGCGTTCGCGCCTGCGGATCGACACTCGCCTGAAGCTGCTCGCCAAATGGAATCCGAAAAAATACGGCGACAAGCAACTCATCGGGTCCGACCCTGAAAATCCGATACCGCAGGGCTTCACGGTCAATTTCGTCAAGGCGACTAAGTGACAGGCGTTCTCAACCTTCCAGACTACGCAGAAACGCTCTGGCAGCCTTTTAGACACCTTGGGCTGCATGGAGGGCGCGGTGCAGGGAAATCGCGCACAGTGGCGACCGCGCTCGTCCTGCAAGCGATGGAGGGGCATCAACGGGTGCTGTGCGGGCGCGAGGTGCAGAAATCCATCAAGGATTCCGTGAAGCGCCTGATTGACGACGAAATCCAGCGCCTTGGCCTGTCCAGCGTGTTCGATAGCGTCGAGACGGAAATACGTGGCCCCAATGATAGCCTGTTTCTGTTCTCTGGCATCAAGGGCAACGCGAACGGCATCAAGTCCATTGAAGGTATCACGACGTTTTGGGGCGAAGAGGCTCAGGCGTTCAGCCAGTCGAGCATCGACACACTGATCCCGACAATCCGCGCGCCGAATTCGCGCCTGATCTGGACATGGAATCCCGACCTGGAGACGGACCCGGTTGATGTGCTGCTGCGAGGCGAGAAAGGACCGCCGCCGAATTCCATCGTGCGTGAAGTGAATTATGACGACAACCCGTGGTTTCCCGAAGTCCTTCGCGCTGAGATGGAATATGACAAAGCGCGCGATCTCGACAAATATCTTCACGTCTGGCGCGGGCAATATCGGCGCAATTCCGAGGCGCGCGTGTTCAAAAACTGGACGGTCGAGGCATTCGACACGCCAGCCAATGTGGAATTCAGGCTTGGTGCCGACTTCGGGTTCTCGATTGACCCATCATGCGCGCTTCGGTGCTGGATCGACGGGACAAGGATTTACGTTGACCATGAGGCATGGGGGCTTGGCGTCGAGATTGTCGATCTGCCAAAGCTGTTCATGTCGATCCCTGAGGCTGAGCGGTGGTGGATGACGGCGGACAGTTCGCGGCCCGAAACGATCAGCCACCTGCGCAAGAATGGTTTCCCGCGCATCGCCCCTGCTTTGAAGGGCGCACGCTCGGTGGAAGAGGGCGTTGAATTCATCAAGGCCTATGACTTGATCGTGCATTCGCGCTGCACTCACCTGATCGACGAATTGACGCACTACAGTTACAAGCTGGACAGCCTGACGGGGCAAATCCTGCCGGTGCTGGAGGACAAGAACAATCACCTGATCGACGCCTTGCGATATGCAGTGGAAGGTGCGCGGCGGGCATTGAACGCATCGCCTAAGGTGACGACGGTCTCCATCCCGTCGATGCGTTCTGCGTTTGGCCGCTAAAGGTTCAATTGCGCCGCCATCCATCCAACGCCAACCCCGCTGGCATGGAAGACGAAGCCCCTAAGACAGCCGACCTGACTGCCGTGCATGATCGTGCGATGCGCCGGTTTGAGGAAGCCGTCATCCCGCAGATGGAGATCCGCGAACACGCGATCCAGTGCCGCCGGTTTATCTCGGTGCCGGGTGCGATGTGGGAAGGCGAATGGGGCGAACAGTTCGAGAACTCTGTTCGCGTTGAAATCGACAAGATCAGCAGGGGTTTTGACAAACTCGTGCGCGATTACCGCGAGAATCGCATCGTCCCTGATTTCCGTCCTGCAAAGGGCAAGGGAAGCCAAGAGACAGCCGACACACTGGACGGGCTGCACCGTGCGGACAGTCACCGCTCTGGCTCGCAGGAGGCCCGTGACATTGCCGTTGAAGAAGCGTTCGCAGGTGGCTTTGGCGCATATCGGCTCAAGAACGAACTTGAGGACGAATATGACAAGGACAACGACGCACAGCGCATCAACCCCGGCTTCCCGATTGTGGATGCCGATCAGCGCGTGTTCTTTGACCCGAACTCCAAGCGATATGACAAGAAGGACGCGCGCTATGCGTTCGTTCTGACGGCTGTTGCGAAGGGTGCGTTTGAGGATGAGCACCCCGAGGCCGCAGTTTCATGGCCCGACGGAACGCGCCGCATCAATTGGGATATGTTCACGCCCGAAGTCGTGATTAAGTGCGAGTATTACGAACGGCAGGAACGCGACGAAGACCTTATGATCCTGACGCACTCGATTTCAGGTGACGAACAGCGCCATTGGGGCGAGGACTTTGACGAAGACGAACTGAAAGAGGCAAAGGCGCTCGGCTGGACGGCCAAGACGGTGAAGCGCAAGCGGTGCCGCGTTCGCAAGTTCACGATGACGGGCGCTGAGGTGCTGTCCGATGACGGCTTCATCGCGGGCAAGTCCATTCCGATTGTGCCGATCTATTACAAACGCTGGTATGTGGACAACGTGGAGCGGTTTCGCGGCTATGTGTCCAAGCGCATGGACGCACAGCGGATTTACAACGCCAAGGTTTCCAAGCTGGCAGAGACAGACGCACTTGCACCGCGCGAAGTGCCGATCTTCGACCCGGATCAGGTGCCAGGCGAAATCGGGCAGATGTGGGCCGATCAGAATATTGAACGCTACCCCTATCTGCTCGCCAAGGCGCTGCGGAACGAAGACGGCTCGATTGCGCACATGGGCGCTGTCGGCACAGTCTCGCCACCGCAGCTTCAGCCCGTCACGTCGGCGCTGCTCCAGATTGCGGCGGGCGATCTCACCGAAGAGGACCAAGACCCTGACGAGGTGAAGGCGAACACGTCGGCTGAGGCGATGGACATTGCATCGACCCGCGTTGACGCGCGCTCTTCGGTGCCGCTCGATAACGTCAAGAAATCCATCCAACGCGAGGGCGAAATCTACCTTGAGATGGCCGAAGACGTCTATTTTGAGGAGGGCCGCGAAGTCGAAACCATGTCCGAAGATGGCGACGACGGGCTGGCTGTTCTGAAGCAGCCGATGACCGACGACGCGGGCAAGTTCACAATCACCAACGACTTCCACGCTGGAGCCTACAAGGTCATCGCGGACGTCACCGAAACGACTGCCACGCGCCGTGACAAGACTGTCAAGGCATCGCTGAACATGGCGCGAGCTGCAATGGAGGCGGGCGATCAGGAATTCGCACAAGCCTGCCTGATTACGGCGGTCTACAACGCGGACGGAGAAGGCATTGACGATCTGCGTCAGTTCGCGCGTCGTCGCGGCCTTGATCTCGGCCTGTTTGAACCGAATGAGGAGGAGGCCGCGCAGGCGTCTGAAATGGCGCAGAACGCACAGCCCGACCCGACGCAGGTTCTGGCTGAAGCGCAGGGGCAGGCGTTACAGGCTCAGGCGGCAAAGGATATGGCGACGGTCAAGAAGATCGGCTCCGAAGTCAGCCTGAACGAAGCCCGCCGTGTTGAAACGCTGGCCAAGGCAACGGGGCAGCTGATTCCGATGGGGCGCGTTGCGGGCCTTTAGCGTCAAAGGTTCAATTGCTCCACGCCATACCCGTTTTTAACCCTCACCGCGTCGGCAACCGCCAAGCCGTGAATTGGTGAGAGTGAGGGTTACGATATGGCAGACGAAGAATTGGATGACGTTCTCGAACTGGAAGATGTGGTTGACGGTGAGGCTGAGGCTGAGGCCGAAACCGAAGACGCCATTGAAGGCGAGAACGACAACGCGGACGACGCGCTGGAGATCCAGTTTGACGATGATGAGGCCGCGCCAGCCTCGGGAGATAGTTCCGTCATCCGCCATCTGCGAGATACTGTTCGCCGCCTCAGCGATGAGGTTGCGACATACCGCAAGACGGCAGCACCGGCTCAGATCGAAGTCGGCAAGAAGCCCGATCTTTGGGATGATTGCGAAGGCGATCAGGACAAATTCGAGGCGGCATTGACGGACTGGAACGAACGCAAGCGCAAGGCTGAGGCTCAACAGGCCGAGGTGAGCAGCGTTCAAGAGGAAGCCCAAAAGGCGTGGGAAGCAGACCTCCAGACGTTCAAGGAACAGGAAGTTAAGCTGAACGCGCCCGACATGGACTTCGCCAAGGAGGTGGTCACGTCTGCGCTCACTGATGTGCAGGCCGCAACCATCATCAAGGCCGCGAAGAATCCCGCGCTCGCAATTTACGCACTGGGCAAGCATCCCGCGAAACTCCAGGCGCTCTCCCAAATCAAGGACCCGATCAAGCTGGCCGCTGAAATCGCACGGATGGAAGGAAAGATCACGATGTCGAAGCGGCAGTCAGCACCGTCCCCTGAGCGTGTCGCAGAAGGTTCTGCAATGACAGGCGCGGGGAATCGGAAGCTCGAGCAACTGCGGGCCAAGGCTCAGAAGACCGGAGATTATACCGAATACTTCAGGGCCAAGAACGCAGCCTGACACCAACTGGAGAACATCACGTCGGACGACGTTGACCCTCCCTAAGACGGAAACTTTTCAATGGCGAACTCTCTCACCAAAGACCTCGAAATCATGTTTGAAAACTTCGTGGATGGCTATGACGCTGCTTGCGTTATCAGCCGTGAAGCGGAGTCCAGCTTTCCTGACCCGCAGTCGATGCAGCGCGCTGCTGACACCTTCTACCGTCCGCAGAACTACAACGCCTCGGTTGTGACTGGCCTTGACGTTTCGGCAGCATCGAAGACCGACGTTATTCAGCGTCAGGTTCCGACCGTGTTCCGCACCCCTGACAACGTTATCTACACGTTCGACGGCAAGGAACTGCGCGACCCCGATCACAAGCGCCGTATGGGCGATGCAGCTGCGGCTCGTCTTGCTGCTGAAATCGACAAGAACCTCTACGCCAAGGTCGCGGCTGAAGCTGCAATCGTGGTCAAGAAGACCGGCGCTCTGACGTGGGACGACGGCGCAACGGCTGAAGCCCTGCTCCTTACGCGTGGCGTTGGCGCTGGTCGTGAGCGCAAGATGTTCCTGAACCCGTTCGACTATAAGGACATCGCAAAAGACCTCGGCAACCGCGCCTATCTTGGCGACCGCTCGAAGGACGCATACGAACGCTCGAAGGTGCCGGACATTGCAGGCTTTGCAACGTTCCGCACGGACAACGTTTCCAACCTGACGGCAGTCGGCACTGTCAGCGGCACGACGGTTAGCGGCGCTCAGTCGTTCACCCCGACCGCAATGACTGGCGACGTCCCGACCGACAACCGCCGCATGGTCCTGAACGTTGCCGGCGCGAACATCGCCAACATCAAGGCGGGCGACTCGTTCACGATTGCCAACGTCAACGCAGTCCACCAGATCGACAAGTCCGACACTGGCCAGCCTATGACGTTCCGCGTCATCTCGGTCGCTGGTGGCGGTGCTAACCTGACGATCACCCCGGCGATCATCGCAACCGGCCCCTATCAGAACGTCACGGCAGCCGCTGCGAACTCGGCGCCCCTGACCTTCCTGAACACTGCGACCAAGCCGGTCAACGCGTTCTGGACGCAGGGCGCTGTCACGCTCGACTATGGCAAGCTGGCGTTCCCGAACGATCAGGGTGCTGCTGTTCTGACGGCGACGACCAAGCAGGGTGTTCCGCTGCTGATGTCTGCGAACTTCACCAACCTTGCTGGCAAGGTCGATATTCGCTGCACCACGCTCTACGCGACGACGGTTCTCGAACCCGAACAGTGCGGCATCATCATCGCCAACCAGTAACAATAAGGGCGGGGGCTTCGGTCCCCGCCTCATTTTAGGAATCGGCTGATGATCGAACCTTTTGAGCCTGCCTATGGCCAGACATTGACCATTGCGAACTCTACCACGGCCCGCGCTGTTGCGACTGTGCCTGACACCGTTTCGCAGGTCGCGCTTCACAACTCGTCAACAACCGCAATGGCCTATTTCGTCTGTCAGCAAGGCGCGGGTCGATTGGCGACTGCGGCTGATATGCCGATCCCGCCTGGACAGTTTATCCGCATCACCGTCCCGAGTGGCGCCAAGTCATTCAGCGTCATCGCATCGGCTGCTGACGGCAATCTCACTGTTGTATTTGGGCAGGGCAACTGACATGACCTTTTACGAATTCCCCAAGATGCTGTTCAAGGGTGATGATTTCGTCGTTGTCGATGATGCCGACACCGAGAAGCAGCACCGCGCGGACGGCTGGCACGATTATGGCAACCCTGATGGCGAGGCCCGCAAGGTGGGCGCCAAGGCCAAGGCCGCGAAGTGACAATCACGATCACCATTGATCCGGGCGGCAAGTCCAAGGGCGAGATTATCGAACTCGCCTTTGAACTGTGCGGCCTTCCCGGTTACGAATTTGGCCGCGAACCTGAAGAGGTCAACGCGGCGCTTCGTCATCTGAACGCACAGATGAAACGATGGCCGTGGACGATGGTGACATACGATCAGCCGACCTATGGGCAGGGCGCGCCGGAAGATCCGTCGGGCTTGCCTGACAATGCTGTTGACGCAGTGGCGGGCGAACTTGCCAAGCGGTTGGCATCCATTCACGGCAAGACGCTCTCTCCTCACGCGTTGAAGTCGATCACGCAGGCGTATGACATCTATCTCGGCACCTATGCGCCCGCGAACGTGCCGACGATGAAGTTTCCGAACAAGACAGCGCGCGGCATGGGCAATCGCTCATGGGGCATGGATCAACCCTTCATCACGGAGGCGTGAATGCAGCTTCCGTTGCTCTCGGGCATTGTCGGCAGCAATCAGGCCGAATTCAAGCAGTCCTATCCGAAGAACCTTGAGCCGGTCGTCATTGAATCCGGAATCTCGAATGGGCAACTGCGGACGACCTCGGGCGCTGCACAGACGGCAACAGGGCCGGGCGCTGATCGTGGCGGAATATTCTGGAATGAACGCTGCTATCGCGTGATGGGAACACGCTTCGGCTACGTCACAAACCTTGGCGCGTGGGTTGAGGTTGGCGACGTTGGCGATGGCGGGCCATGCGCGTTTGATTATGGTTTCGACCGGCTGGCGATCAACTCGGGCAACCGCCTCTATTATTTCGACGGTGCGACGCTCTCGCAGGTGACAGACCCTGATCTCGGCGCTGTCAATGATGTGATCTGGATTGACGGCTATTACATGACGACGGACGGCGAATCCGTTGTTGTGACGGAACTATCGGACCCGACTTCGGTCAAGCCGCTGAAATACGGCTCGGCTGAGGAAGACCCTGATATGGTTGTCGGGCTGGTCAAGGTCGCCAACGAGGCGCAGGTGCTTGGCCGTCATACCATCCAGGTATTCAGAAACGTCGGCGGCAATGGCTTCCCGTTCCAGACGATCCGTGGCGCGACAATTCCCTATGGCTGCGTCGGGCCGCGCGCCAAGTGCACCATTGACGGCACGTTCGCCTTTGTCGGTGGAGCGAAGAACGAAGGGCTGTCCGTCTGGATTGCAGGCCAAGGCACGGCACAGCGGATTTCAACGCGCACGATTGACGACGATCTGGACGCCGTGACGGACGCGACGCTGATCGAAATCGAAGCGCGCGGCACACGCGGCGAACGACGGTTGATCGTCCACCTGCCCGGCGGAAAATCTTGGGTATTTCTGCTTGAGGCGTCCAAGAAAGCCAATGAACTCGTCTGGTATGAGGCTGAAACGGACGGCACATACAATATTCGGCATGCCGTTTCCGCCTATGGGCGCATGGTCGTGGGCGGTCCGAACGGCGAAATCGGATTCCTGACAGACGATATTGAGACTCACTTCGGCACGTTGCCCGAATGGCGCTTTGATTGCGGGCTGGTCTATGGCAGCGCAACGGGCGGCATTGTTCGGCAGATTGAACTTGTCGGGTTGACGGGGCGCGGCTCTGGAACGGCGGCAATGTCGATCACCCGCGACGGACAGACGTTCTCGATTAAGCGCACACAGGCAACAGGGCCGCTTGGGCAGCGCATGAAGCGCACAGTATGGCGTCCGAATCTGAAATTCTCGAACTATCTCGGCCTGCGGTTTCGTGGGCGCGGTGGCGTTCCCGGCATTGCCGCGTGTGAGGCTCAGGTCGAAGGGCTTGCGGTGTGAGTGTTTCCGATAGCCTGACGCGCAACGTCCTGTCGGGCCTGTTCCCCAATGATCCGCGCGCGGTCAAGGCGTTCGAGCAGTTGACATTCGCCACGGACGAGACTGCGGCGCTGGCATCATCGACGGCTCAGGCAACGGGCGCGCTTCAGGATGCAACCTTCCTGACGCTCTCCCCCAATGACGGCGCGCCGAACGAACGCGTTCTAAAGCTGGGTCATGGCCTGACAGCATCGGACGACGGCTCATTCCTGACTTTGAGTCTCGGGCTTGGGGCAGCACTGGTTGAAGGCGGCTTCTCCGTCACTCTGCGCGCTCAGGGCGTGACTGATCTCATTCTGCCGTTCTCGGGGATGCTGGCGACTGAGGAATATGTCACCGCAGCGATTGCGGCCATTCCCGGCGGCGGTGGTGCTGCATGGGGCGCTATCACCGGCACATTATCGGCTCAGACGGACCTAGCCGCAGCATTGGCGGGCAAGCAGGCGGCGGGCAGTTATGCCACCGCATCGCACACGCACACCTCAGCCGACATAACAGACTTCACCGAAGCCTCTCAGGACGTCGTGGGGGCGATGGTGGCAGCGGCGGGCGGCACATATGACGACGGCGCGGGAACGATCACGCTGCCGGGTGCCGCAGTCCTCAAAGGCACAGCGACGGTAACGCCGACGGCGAACGCGCTGGAGTGGACGGAGACGGTCACAGCAACGGGCGTCGGCGCGTCGAATGTCGTCATGCTCTCGGTCGCGCCGCACACTGACAGCGACGAGAACGACGCGGAGATGCTCGATATTGTCGCCATGTCCGCACTGCCCGCAACGAACACGATCACAATCGACGTTTCCTTCCTGACGCCAACGCAAGGGCCGATCAAAATCAACTGGAGTGCATTCTAATGGCTAAGATTTCCCGCGATCTCGCAACGCCAAGCGGTGGCGCATCAACGCTCAACCCGCGCGAGACGATCATCGGCAGCGGCACAATCGGCGCGGCGAACGCTGAAGTCGTCATCCCCGCTGATGGA